CTACTTGCTGCGAAACTTCTTGCTCTAACTTGTCCATTTCACTTTGTGCTTCTGCCTTAAGCGTATCTCCGTTTAAGGTAGAACCACCTTGTGGTCCAGCAATAGTAGCAAACTTTGATCGTGCTTCGCCTAGCATATATTTACAGTTAGCTAAAGTATAATCTTTAATCCACTGCTTTGTAAGATAATCGTTTAATAATTCTTCGTCTGGTCTATAATTATAACAAAATAACATTAAGTTTTCTTCAGCATGTGGTCTTTGTAAAATAGTTAATTTTTTTGTTGCTGTGTTCCATTTAAATTCAATATGTGATCCAAACATTCTGCCTACTAATTCTTGGTACTGACTAAACATATCATATGTTGCTAGTCCGCCCATTTTACTTGCTGACAACAAGTAAGCATTTGTGTATGCTAAATTAAACGGTTCGTACATTGATCCACCAGTTCCGCCTTGTGTTCTAGCACCTACAGTTCTGCGAAATATCTGTCTTACTTCAATAACTTCTTGTGGTAGTGTATAAACGTTTTGATCTACAATTGTAGGCATAAACATATATGATTCTTCAACTGAATTATCTGAACGCTGTCTAAATCTTGTCAACGCCTTTGTAAGTGCTGTTTCGTAGTGTATAGGATCGAGCTCTACGTCAACCATACCGCCTCCTAAGAAAGCAGCTACATAGTCAAAGACTTCTTGTTTTTGTGTTGATAAATTAGACATTTCAGTTCTCCAATAGTATTTATCCTACGGATAAATATGTATATGCCAAGACTGTCTTTATATAAACCCGAAAAAACAAATGATTTCCATTTCCTTGACAAACAAATCGCGGAGATGTTTACTGTAGGTGGTACTGATATACACATCCACAAATACTTAGGATCTGGTAATTTACCAGAAGGTGAAGCTGATGCTGTGCAACCACAGTACGATGAATTAAATCCTACTAACATACAGGACTTACTATTTTTAGAAAATAGAGATAGAAAGTATGACGTAGATGTATATACGCATAGAGCTATCTATAATGTACAAGATATAGACTTTGATCTAAGTCAATTTGGATTGTTTTTATCAAACGATACATTGTTTATGACTGTACATATTAATAGCATTGTGAAGACTATTGGACGTAAACCATTGGCAGGTGATGTAGTTGAATTACCGCATCTTAAAGATGAACATGCACTAAATGATGCATCAGTTGCTCTTAAACGCTTTTATGTTATCGAAGATGTGAGTCGTGCAAGTGAAGGATTTAGCCATACTTGGTATCCGCATTTATACAGGCTAAAACTAAAACAAATTTACGATGGTCAAGAATATAAAGATATTTTAGACTTACCAGCTGATGAAGAATCTGATACTACATTACGTGATGTACTTAGTACCTACGATAAAGAAATGCAAATTAATAATGCTGTGATTGCGCAAGCAGAAGTTGATGCTCCTTTGTCTGGATACGAAACCAGTCACTTTTATACTGTAGAGCGCAAAGAAGACGGAACAGTTGCCCTGGAAGAAATTGACGGAGAAAACCTCACTAGCGAAATTATAAACAGTGTCGAAGGTAGAGAAGGATACAGTGGTTATCTTGTTAACTACGGTGACGGTGAGCCTCCAGTGGGTAATGTATTTGGTAATGGTATACAGTTTCCTACAACAAACGAAATTGGTGATTACTTTTTACGTACTGACTTTTTACCTAATAGATTATTCAGATATGACGGATCACGCTGGCTTAAGGTAGAAGACAATTTACGTGAGACACTAACGAATAACAACAACAGACAAACGCAAAAAGCAGGGTTTATTAACAATACAAAGCAAAGTCAGATCGGCGGCGAAGCAGTTGAAGAAAGACAAAGCTTATCTAAAGCACTTAGACCAAAGGCGGATAATTAATGCAATTTTTTTATGATGGACAGATAAGACGTTACGTAACGCAATTAATGCGCCTAATGAGTAATTTTCCTGTTAAGTACGGCGACGGTACAATTAAAACAGTCCCAGTTATGTATGGTGATTTATCAAGACAAGTTGCACATCTTATCAAAGATAATTCAGAGAATAAATTACCAAGTGCGCCTAGAATGAGTGTGTACATTACTGGATTAGAACAAGATAGAGATCGTACACAAGATGCTACGTTTATTGATAAACTAAATTTAAAAGAACGTGAGTATGATACCGATACTGGTAGCTATCTTAATACACAGGGTAAAAATTACACAGTAGAACGTCTTATGCCTGCTCCGTATATGTTAAGAGCAAACGTAGATGTGTGGACATCAAATACAGATCAAAAATTACAAATTATTGAGCAAGTTGGTGTTTGGTTTAATCCTACTCTTGAATTGCAAACAACAGATAACTTTGTAGACTGGACAAGTATTACTACACTTGAATTAGAAAACATTAATTGGACAAATAGAACTGTACCAATGGGTTTAGAATCAGAAGTTGATATTGCAACTTTAGGGTTTAAGATTCCAATTTATATCTCACCTCCTACTAAAGTAAAACGCTTAGGTGTAATACAAAATATTATTACTAGTTTATTTGACGAAGAATCAGGTAACATCGAAGAAGGTATTACCCGTCCACAAACTAATGCATACGATGATAGTATCACTGCCGGTGTTACAGAAAATGAACACGGACGTAAGGCTGTAACAGAATCAACAGATCAAATGGCAAACGTTAACTATCTAAACTATCCTGTATATGTTGAAGGTGCATCTGCTAAAATTATTAGACGCGGAGTTGTAGGTGGCATAAGTTGGAGAGATATTATTGAGTCATCTCCTGGTGTGTTCCAAGCAGGTCTAAGCAAAGTATTTGTTAATAACAAAAACTCATCATCTATTGTTACTGGTACATTTAGTTTAAATCCACTAGATGATAGTATGATATCAATTAATTGGGACATGGATAGTTTCCCGCAAGATACAATTATTACAGGTCCTACAGGTGACAGAACGAGTATAGATTACATTATTGATCCGTTAACTTTTAATCCTACTACAATTAAAATTGCAGGCACACGCCTATTGCTTTTAGATGATGTCGGAAATGCTGACTCAGTTGAAGGACCAGCTGCTTGGCGTAATACTGATAATACTAACTTCGTAGCAAGTGCAAATGACATTGTTGAATGGGATGGTGCTAAATGGCATATTGTGTTTGACGCAAGCGAAGCAACTACAACTACATATACTACAAATCTAAATACAAGTGTGCAATATAGATATAGCGACAGTAATTGGTTACTAAGCATTGACGGTGAATATCCAGTAGGCACTTGGAGAATACAGCTCGAAGACTAATTACTTTTATGTCCGAGATAATTTGTAGTGGTGCTCTTTTTTATACGTTAAACACAAAACGATTTTTACTGCTTTATAGAAAAAATGGTAAACGCAATAACCAATGGGGTATTGTAGGAGGTACTAACGAAAATAAAGAAACGCCATGGGAAGGCTTACAAAGAGAAATTATCGAAGAAGTAGGCGCACTACCTGAAATTATAAAAACTATTCCATTAGAAACTTTTATATCATCAGATGAGAAATTTCAATTCCACACATATTTGTGTTTAATTAACGAAGAATTTATTCCACAATTAAATAGTGAACATGACGGATATGCATGGGTTGGTTATAATAATTGGCCAAAGCCGTTACATCAAGGACTGCGTAATACTCTTAACTCTAAAACAAATAGAACTAAGTTAGAAACAATTTTTGAAATAGCTGATTTATTTTAATTATTAATAGTAATATTAATTTCCGTATCGGTATTAATTTGCCAATCACCATTGTCATTTACACTACTGTTAACGTTACTCGAAGTGCCACCTTTAATAACAAATTTTACTGTACAGGTAGGTGGATCACCAAGAGCAATACCAGGATGCCATTCAGAAGTATTTCCCGCATTTTTTGTAGTTATATGCGATGCTGTTGTAATATTCCAAGCTGTTGAACATGAAAACGCTGCTATTTTTCCGTATCCTGAAAGATAAAATCTAGTTCCGGCGGAATTCACTATTAGACCTTCCCACATATTGTTAGCTACAGGAATCTTATAAGTATTCTGAAATGTCCATGTACTAGGGTCATACCCGGTACCTGACCATTCTTGTATATACTGTCCTGATCCGTTAGGCGCACTAGGATTACAAAAGCATAATACCCACATCTTTGTAGCATTACTTTTTATATCCATGTCTTGAATAGACACAATATTTTGACCAGTTACATACTTAATATCACTGTGATTTGCATATTGTACGTTTGGTCGGAAAACTGACGGTACTCCATTACTTGGGTACTTATACTCATGTAAAAGATCATTTTGGCTATCAATTATATACCAACGGGTGCCGTTTACGTTCATCCAAGCTCCAGTGACATGAGATCCAACTGCAACAATAGTACCCCTGTTAGAATATGTTACATTAGGGTTAGTCAATCTAGTATCTACGTGATATCCTTCTGTTAAACTAAAACGATATAGTCTGTCAGTTGAAGTGTTGATAATATACATATATTCGCCATTATCACCAAAATTTAAAGTTGAAACAGAAGGGTTGCCAAGCCCTTGTATAGGGGTTTCAACTCTTTCATAATCAAAGGTAGATAAGTTGTCGTTAATCCGCCATCTATGAATTCTTGGAATATTGTTTTTGTCAAGTGCCCATAATCTTTGAGTATTTACGGTTTGGGCATTGATAGTTACTGATCCGGTATTATTATTCATCACTATGTATCCATAGTGTGGCGCATTAGTAAGACCGTTTTGTAAAATAGAATTTGGACCTACGTTACCGGTGACAGTAAAATCAGTATTGATTTCAGCAGTACTACCAATTAATTCAAAATAAATCTCAGTGCCATTTGGTATACCATTGCCTGTAAGAGTTATAGTTACACTTCCACCTTGATTTATAGTTGTGCTTGATCCTGTAATAGTGTGTACCGAAGGAATACTTGTATCATAGATTTGGAAACTGGTGTCATATCCAATACCATTACTGCTACTAAGTTGGACTGTTTTAGTTTCTGTACCTTCAAGTACATAGTCCTCAGAAATTGTCGTAGTAACACTACCGTACGGGTATTGGTAGAAGCCGGTAACTGTAGTAAGAGTTACAGTACCGCTAGTAGGCCCAGAAAAGTCGCTTTGAGGAGCTGTAATAGCCCAGTCAACTGTTGCCCCTATTGGAGTGTTTTGTGAAGTGACTCCAATAGTAACAGTTTTATTTGTAGTTTCGTTTTGAATGCCGTTGACTGTCGGAAAAAAGGTATTTTTTTCTAATCGTATGGTACCTGAACCACTATCCACGTCTTCATCCATAGAGATAGTGTAATCTCTATCAGTAGCAGA